CTCTGTCGCTGTGGATGCGTCTTCTCCCGGTGTAATGAATCTGCACTTCGTCAGGATCGTCGGCACATAAGAAACAACGCCATCTTCCATATAACGAACAATGAATCCGACTCCGACATAAGGAATCGTGAGGGATTCCCCGTAATGGTAAAACCCATCCAGACCGGGATCATCAAGGCCCATGATCAGCTTTTCTGCCGCCGGTTTCAGACCGTCCAGGGTGAAGGTTGCTGTGCCTGATGTGAAGATACCAGGTGCAGATTCGGCAGAGATGTTGTCTGCATAGAAGATATTGCTGTCTTCTGCTTCTGCTTCAATTGATACATTCACGCCACGAGCAAGCCGCTGACCGCTCGAATAGGTCACGGTTGTCGAAGAGGATGAGTAAAGTGCTACATAAGGGAGAGAAAAACCTGTTCTAATTCTTCCTGCCGCCATTTCTAATTCTCCTTTTTATTATCCAATATTTGTCCTATCTTCTCGTCAAGAGCTTTCTGCATTGCTTCTTCTGCTCTCTCTGATACGCTCTTGACCGTCTTTGATATAAAATGAGTTGCCTTGATCCCTCTGCTCGTTCCGCTTTCCAGAGCCGCCGCCTTCAGAGCGTTCGGGACACCGTTTCTGTCATAACCGCCAAACGAGACCTTTGTATTAACAAACCCGTTATCATTTCTCATGCTTGTCAATGTCAGCGATTTTGCAAGATCCCCTGTTTCTCTGTGATTTGCTTCGATCTCCGATCTGATTGCATCAGCGACAATGCCGGCACCGGGATAGACTGCATACTTCAGAATGCTCTCGGTGTTCTTTCCACCAAGTTTTTGAAGTGTGTCGATATATTTATCGATGCCCTTAAATTCGAACTTAGCCATAAACGCTAAAGCTCCATTCATAATGGATGTATCCCGTGTCATTCTCATACTGAATCGAGTCCAATCCCCACGGGATGCACAGACTGTTCAGAACCGCTTCTATTGCCGTTCTGGGAGCTCCTGAGGGGTCTCTGGTGAAGAAGTGTATATAACCGTTTGTTCCTGTCTCAACGTGTCTACCGTCTGCGACAAGGTCATCTCCGCTTTCTTCTTCATAGATCCCATAATCACCGTCAGGAGCCTTGCTCCACGCATAATGAGCGAATGAGTATCCTGTGCTATTCAGGGCAATTACAAGATCTTCAAGCATCAGTCGTAGCCTCTCCAACAGTCAGTTCAACGGAATGTTTCGTCACATAGCTTCTGATCACACGGTATCTCTTTTCTTTGTAGATCACGATCTTTTCACCGTTATAGTCTGCGTGCTCTGATAGCGTGAATACAAATTGCGGCTCGATACCGTTTTCTTTTGCTCTGTAGAACTCACTCCGGGTGACGGAATTAACCTGGCAATAACATGAATACTGCGTCTCTTGAGGATCATCGAAAACACCGTGCCCTTGCGGATCTTCCCGAACAAGGATAATTACATCATCACAGATCATTGCATTTTCCTTGAAAAGAGCCGGTTGTTAAGAGCATACCGGAGCATTCTCGGCAGTCCATCTCCCGTGTCTCTTTTTTTCCAGAGCCATGCGGCATATTGTATAACAAGGGTCTGATCCTCAATGGATTCGGTAAGGGCAATCCCTTCCTCGGTGATCCTTGCTTGTGCTGTCTGCAAGTAAGTCATCAGGCGTTCATTGTAAGCATCGGTTGTAATTCCCAGATCAACCTTTAAACCGCTAAGAAGTGATTCAGCAACCATGATATCAACTCCAATGTATCCAACTTGTATACAAGGGATGCGGTTTTTCCGCACCCCTTATTCTTTTTATTCTGTGACGGTTACGGTGCAGGTTGCAGTCATCTTATTGCATTTTGCGGTAATGACAGCAGATCCTTCTGCGACGCCGGTCACGACACCGTCACTATCAACGGTTGCGGCTCCCGTAGAAGAGGAAGTCCAGTTCACCGTGCCAGATCCGGGTTCGGTGATCGCAAAGAGCTGAACGGTATGCCCTGTGCCGGCGGATGCGGTTACAGTAGCAGTATCCGTGTTCAGTGAAATTCTCTGAACGGTATTCGCTTCGTCAGGAGCAAAGGTAACAGCCGTTACATCAGGAGAAGTGCTGTTAATTCCGAGCATTACAAATGCTTCTGCGATTGCCGGTGCCCCGTCATAGCGAGCAGTCCCTTTCATGACAGTCTGATCCTGGAAGAACTTCACATGCTCAGACTGAGCGAACTGCTGACCAGAACGCTCTGCAAGTGTGTAATTATCAAAGTAGCCGGAGATAATGACATAATCAGGCATGAAATTGAGAGTTTCAATCGAGCCGCCGATCACCGGCATTTTCTTGTTCGGAATACCGCTCACGATAGTCCCGGATGCGTCAAACGACATGGACTGTGCCATGAGATAGGTATAGGTGGTTTCGTTCATGACGTGAACGAGCTCGCTTGTACTGTATTTCGATTTTGCCGAAACCATGCTGAAGGCAATAGCCTGAAACAGGCCGATACCCGTGTTACTGTTAGAGATCGTCTTGATGTTGGAACTGTGGAGATCAACCCACGGACGTGCAGTAGCAGAGTAGCCTTCCGGCTGAGAAGTCTGTGCCAGACGAGATGCAACGCCGAGGGGCATCTTCAGAGCCGCAGAAGTATTGCGTCCGAAGAGGATCGCCTTATCAAGTGCAAGACCGATTGCCTTGCCGAGAGCTCTGAAAAGCTCAGTTGCAAGGGCAATGTCAGAATCTTCAAGATTTGCATTGCAGATCGAGAAGAAGCCACCGACACGGAAGCAATTCATCTCGAGATCGTTGAAACCGAGGTCAAGCTCATTCAGGTTGGCACAGCAGTCCGTCCAGATCCCTTCGGGGATAGTGCCCATAATAAGCTGACGTCCGTCACCATTGATCCGGGCAACACGAACATACTTGTAAAGCTTGGAGTATTCTTCGATATTTTCACGAAGCAGATCCAACACGACTGTCGGGACAGTCAGGCCAACATTGTTGATCGCACGTTTTTCTCTGATTGCGGAACGGATCTCTCCCAGATAATCCTTTACATCACTACGAGCGAAAAAGGCGTCACGTTCCTGAAGATTCATGCCATAGAATTTTGCATTGTTCATTCTTTTGTTCTCCCTTCGTTTTTCAGTTCCCTGTCGAGATGCAACAGGTTCAGTTTCCTGTGCCGCTTCCTCTGCGGCGAGTTCTTCTTCCATTTCCCGGATGACTTTATCGAGTTTGCTCAGTTCGGCGGCGTTCTCGGTGTTTTCCTGATCCCATTCGTCGACCTGTTTTTCGATTTCGTTTCTCCGGGCAATTGGCGTTTTTTCGTCTACAGAGTCGATTGCTTTTTCAAGATCTTCTCGGCGTTTCTGTAGTTCGAGTTTCTTCTTCTTGGCTTCTGCCAAGGCGTTTTTGCTTTCCCTGAGCCGGTGCCCAAGGTAAAGAGCTCTCATCATATTCTAAGCACCCCCATAGTTCTTGCTTTCCAGAATTTCACTTCAAGCCTCTTCTTCCATAAAGAAATTTCAGGAATGGCATTCTCCCGACTGTATTGCTTCCGAATGGCTTCTCGCTTTATAGCAAGGTGCTCAACCGCACTCATTCCTGTTACGCTATAAGCATGCAATCCCCATTTTTCATAGTACGGCGTTTCATCATCCACGAACCTCTCCAGGCGGCTTCGGATCTGCGGTCTTCGCAGAGAATGGAGAGCTTTCGATTCCAATGATCGCACCGCTTTGGGATCAATGCTTCTGCTTTTGCTTATCTGATCAACGGAGAGTCCTTTTTCATATCGTAACTGTATCAACTCTCCCTGATCTTCAGGGATTGCGGCAATTGCTTTTCGGAGCTCTTGCCGCAGATCTGCAACCCATGTATCTTCGATTGTTTTATCTTCGAAGTTCCCATTCGGATCTTCTATCAGATCGTAGTATGTTCCGTCACCGTCATCGTCATCCAGAGGAGCATCCAACCTGATAGCATCATCTAAAGGATTGCGTTTCCGAGACCGATATCCGATTGCAGTAGCGAACTCCGTCTTCAATGTTTTATCCAGGTATGTCGTAAACTTAAACCCGGTATTGATATCGAAACTATTGACGGCAGTAACTAAGGCGAGGTAACCGCATTGCACCAGATCCTCTACTTCACATCCGCCACGACCATGGCTGATGCAATACCGAGTGTAAGCAAGCTGTGAAACCAACCGTTTTACGTTTTTCCAAAGCTCCAGATACAGATCTGTATTCCCTTGCTGGATCTGAACGACAATTTCTTCATTTGTCACCGGGAACCTCTCCTTTCCTCGTAAAAGTCAATTTTTAATGCGAAAAATCGAGGTGATACAGCCAATAGAAATGTTTCAGTAATACATTACATCGTTTCGGAAATTTCTATTCGCTACAGAGACGTGAAAAATCACTTTTTTCAGGTCATCTCAGCATCATTGCCTGTTCGAATGTCATCCTGGTCTTTTTCTTCTTTGGTTCTGCTCCGTTGAAGATCGCATAGCAGGTGATCATGTCAGTCATCTCTCCGTAGCGAGTGATCAGGATCTCCTTCTTGCTCATGTTGAGCATCCGACCGTAGAAGAGGAACCAGGTCAGGTTCAGTTCAAAGCCGGAGTCCGACTGCCCTTTTTTTTTGAGGGTTTTGTCTCAACGCTCGGCTTTATATCTTCGCCGAAAGCTGCAAGTGCCGCCGCCTGAACCTCTGTAAAAATGCTTCCTGGCAGAGCCATGACCATATCAATAGTCAAAGGTCTGTGCGAGACTTCCTCACCGTCAAAGCGTTTCTTC